GAGATACAATCTGAACGTTGTTCTCTCCATCATATGTAGACATATCTACAAAGTGCATCTCATATGAAGTTAAAGGACGTTGTGAAACAGGGTGTAAAGGTGCATTTTGAGCACTACCTCCGTGGTCTAAGTAAGGAAGATGTGCAACTGTTACCATATGACCATCAATATGACGGTATTGAGTAAAAGCTGAACCATATACTAATCCCATTGGTGCTCCTGTAATAGTACTATTTAAAGCACCATCATATAAAGACCAACCACTGATTTCATTAGTAATAGCATTTGAAAACTCTTCTTTACCTCCCATACCTGTAAACAACACAATGTTCATTTGTTGAGAGTCGGTTGCTCCGTACATAACTTCTCCGATAACTGTTTTAAGTTTCTTTAAAGTTAAGATACCATAAGTATCTCTGTTAGGAATTTGTTCTTTTAAACCAGCACCATAAGGAATAGGAAGTTGAGTTTCCTCATCTATATTCATAATGTTACCATAAGCATCTCTATTGTATGTAGATTCCCATAAAGATTCCTCACAATCTTGCTTAAAGTTCATCTCATGTTGCCACTCCTCAAATGGTAACCAATAGTTCTCTTGTTTACCATTGATATTAAAGTTGAAAGTTGTAACTCTTTGTGCTACGTTACCTCCAATTTCGTATGACTTACGTAAGATACCAATTTGGTTCTTAAGTTTTCCAGGCATTTGTTTGTTACTTTCATTTCCAACAGAATATGATTCAGCAACGTTAGCACCACCTACCATACTCCATAATGTACCTGTAGTAAGTTCTGTAAGTGGAATGTGAGTTGTATTGTTATTTCTAACAATATCTAACTTATATTTATATCCAGTAGATACTTTTTCAGGTTTAGAAACAATACGTGCTTTTACTCCATTAGGAGATTGGATATTATGTTGGTATTTTAACCATGCAGTTTTAAATACAACATAAACAGAAGTTCCACCATAACCTGGCTTATCACCTGCAGCATAATCATGTCCTGCTACAGCATCTGTTCTACGTAATCTACCAAATACTGGCCAATCATATTCAACATCTTGTATTTCTACTAGTTTAACTCCTCCTCTTTGTCCTTCTGTAAGATACAATAAAGGGAACTTCTTAGACTCCTGACCCATTAAATGAGTAATTACAGGGTTAAGAGAATCAGGATTTGTCATTCTAGCTTTAGTTAAAGAAAGATTGTTAGTATATCCTTCATCACCAAATGTTTCGTTATGTACTACTCTAAATGAATTTTGGTTCTGCATAGAGAAAGTACTGTTAGGTGTACCAATCATAGTAATAATGTTTTTAATTTGTTAGTGTTTAATTAATAAAGTTCGTTTTGTTTATTTAGGTGTATTACCTAATAAACTTGTTAGAGATAAATTACCTCCGCCTGCATTAGATTGATTACCTGTTATTGGTACAGCGCCATTATCAGTTTTACCTTTTAATTTATTTAATTTTTCTTTTAGTGTTTCAACTCGTTCTTGTCTAGCTAAGTTTTGCACTAATTTGTTAATATCGCCTTTCTTAAATCTTAAATAAGAAACAGCTAATTGAAACTCTAAACTATCGTTTTCAGCATCTAGGTCATTAGCACTTACTAAATCATCTGTAACAGGTTTAGCCATATAAGCAAAAAATGCATCTCTCTCAGTAGCAGGAATATTAAGTTCTCCTACTTTACCTTGTTTAACTACACCTTGTACTGTATTCCAATACTGTTCAGTATCTCTAGCTTCTTGTGCTTCTCGTTGTTTAAGTTGTGCTTCTCTTGCAGCAGAATCTTGTTTTTGTTTACCATCTAAATAAACTAATGCTCCTGAAACAGCTTTATTTAATTCATCTTCTCCTGCTCCTTTAATAAGATTAATCATATTATCCTTATTAGGAACTCCTTGTAGAGTGAACATCTTATTTAATAAATCAAGTTTAGAGCCTTCTTCTAATGATTTAATATTAATTGTTCCATAGTCTACGAAGCTTGAACTATAGTCTTCAACTTTACCTCCTAATCTGATATGTTGGTATAAACCTTTAATATCTGGATATGCTTCTAAAAAACTATGTATGGCTTGATTAGATTTTTGTTTAATTGCTTCAGTTGTTAAAGCAACTAAACCTTCTTCTGTATCAGGTACATCAACAGTATCTAGTTGTAATCCGAAATTAGTAGTCAGTGAAGACTTAACTGTTTCAATAAGACTTGGTGCAGGAGCAGGCTCACCTACTACTTCACCAGCATCATTAATAAATTTTCCTTCTGCATTTGTAGGTAAATCTCCCGTTTCTATATATGCTTTAAGAGTTGAAGCTTTTAATACTACTTCTCCTTTGTCATTTAGAATATTACCTGTACTATCTATTTTATTCCCTTTAAAGGTAGATAGTAATTCGTTACGGGTATCTGCTACTTCTTGCGTACCACTATCAGCTGAGATAAGTGGTAGTAAACCTTCAAATGTAGTAGGTAGTCCTTGTGGAGCCTCTACTACAGGTGGTGTTCCTACTGGTGGAACAGGGTCAACTACAGGTGGTGTTCCTGCAGGTGGTGTTCCTTGTGGTTCTACAGGAGGTACTACTACAGGAGGTACTCCTATTGGAGCTGGACTTCCTAGTGCATCTAAACTGACATTTGATTTAATAGGTTCATCTGAACTTCCTCCTGGAGGAGTTCCTAACCCGTTACCGTCTTGACTCATAATTTAGCGTTTTATTTATTATTGTTGTTTTTATTCTTTTTTTCAAAATCTAACTTATCTTCTTTCAAAGCAAGTTCACGTTTATCGTTATCTACTTTATGGTCTGCAAGTTGTTGTTCAACAACAGTTGGAGTTCTAGGTGCAGTATTATCAGGAGTGTTACTACTTCTAATAGTTGCACTATCTACTACTCCTTGATATTGCATATCAACTTTATATTTATCAGCTTCACGATTAGCAGCATCATTAGCATTAACACTTTCTTGTAAAGCTAATTGTGCATCATCTTTTTGTTTCTGCATTAATTGGTCAAACTCTCGTTTATTATCTTCTAGCTTTTCTAATATAGAAGTTAATTTAGCAGTATTATTAGTAGAATATAATTTACCAATAACAGACATATTTCCTCCATTTTGTATAAGATTAACAGCTTGTCCTCGTATAGCTTGAATAGCTTCTGAGTTTAAAGATGCATCTTTAATAAATACATTATAAGAGTTTTCACTATGATATATAGCTCCGTCTTGATTAAGATTTAAAAATCCAATACTACTATCACTTCTAATATACTTAGCTTTCTTACCATCAATATAAGCTAATTTACTTAAATCAAGTAAACCAGTGTAATCCTTCTCAATCAACTTATCAAACTGTCTAGTAAGTTCATATGTAATAATAGCACTTCGTACAATAGCTTGTTCAGTTACAGCTTTACCTGCATTTTGTCCTACATCAGCATATCTTTGTGCATTCATTCCAATAGCTTCCCAATAAGATTGTTTAGTAAATTGAATAAGACCTATAACATCTTTAATATAACTACCTAAAGAAAGGTCTATTGCTTTAATCATTTGTGCAGCATTAGCAGCATTAGGAGAAGTTTCATCAACCCATAGTATACTTGTAGCATCAGCATGGTACATTTGTTTCTTAACATCAATACCTTTCTTTGTTGGTACAAGACCATATGGCATAACTAATAATTTATCTTTGTTTTTATTTATTAGTTTTTCCATTTGATAATGTAATACATTTACAATACGTTGATAAGGTAAACCTTCTTTAACAATACTTTGTACTTCACCATCAATACTTCTTTCTACAATACCATTATAGGGAAGTTTCTGCAACCCTTCTTGATTAAGGTCTGCTCTATTTTCTAATAGAGGTCCACAATCAAGATATAAACCTAAACACTTATAACCTTGATAAATTATGTTCTCCCAATTCTTCTCAAGACTTATATCTCCTAATTCAGGTTGAAGCTTGTAATCTTCTCCAACTTCCATAGTTCTAATTTGTCCTAAATCATCTAAGTAAGTAAGAACTTGATATTCTCTAAAAGTCTTATATACTACGTGGTATAATTCAACTCCATTTGATGCAGTATTAATACTATTAAATGTTGAATTGTTTCCTACATACATAGTAGGTAATTTAATAGCACCATTTCTACCTGTTAGTTGAACATCTGCAAATTGCATTGATAATCCATCTCTAATTGCAGACTCTAAAAGAATCATATCATCTTCTTTAAGTCTACCTCTAAATAAATCTACAACTTTAAATACAGGAAGAACTTGTTTACGTACTGCATAAGAATAATCTTCTACAAATCTACTATGTTTTTCAAAAGGAACATAAATCTCATGTCTAGGAACAACTTCAAAATAAACATCATCGTGATTTACTTTTTTATAAGTAAATGCTCCTCCAGTAATAACCCAATCCCAATATAAATCTAAGTACTTAGAATCTAAGTCACAATTATATCTAATATAATCTAAAACTTCTTGACCTGAAATTAATCTAGTACTTTCAAATTTTTGTTTATAAGGAGCTAAGTATTCTTCTAATGGAGGAAGTTCTTGAACTTTTTGTCCTAATTGAAAGCCAATATCATGTAAATTATTAGCAACTGCTTGAGCATAATAATCTTTAATTAAAAGATTTAAACCGTCTTTAAAAGACATCTCGTCAGAAGGATTAATACTTGCTACTTCATATTCATGTGCACGTCTACCAAACTCTCCCATTAATAGATTAACTACTCCTTTCAATATATTGAAGTTCTTTAGAACAGCATTAAATTGTAATGGAGCATCATCAGGTTTTTGTTTGTTTTGTGGATTTTGAAGTAATCGGTAATCATCTTGTGAAAGATGTCCTTCAACGGCTTTATATAGTGCTAATATTTCAGATGTGTATTGACTCCAACTACAAGATTCAATATAGTAGTCTATTGTTTCTTCTATATTGTTACGACCTGTTACTTCATGTCGTTTTTCTTTTTCTGCTTGTGAAAGCATCTGCGGTGGTAATATCATACTCTTTAAATAAATGGGTTATTAAAGTAATCATCTTCATCTTGTACTATAGTTATCTTCTCAGGCACGATATTCTTATTTATGGTTTCCTTTATATCAAACATTCCAACTATTGCAGCTGAAGTTCTATCTGTATTACGTTTACCATCGAATTTAAGTAATTCCCTCAAAAAGCCTATATCATATATATAGTGCAAATTTAATAATTTATTACCTTTATCATCATATCCTCT